GGGAAGCGTGTAGGCTGGCGGAATCGTCGGCTTGTTCAACAGGTCGTTGTAGCTTCCACTGAAGCTGGACGTTCCCGCGCCAATGGCCTTGCGCGCCTCCGCCGCATCCGTGGCCTTGAGCACCGCCTTGCCGATGCCGGTGGCGCCAGCAAGCGTGTCGACGGTGGGAGCGCCGCCTACATCGACCGGATTGCCTTCCCCGTCAAAAACGGCCACCTGAGCGATAATCTCGCCGTCAGTCGGCTTCGGTTGACGCACGAACTGTATCTGCTTGTTCAGTCCCATGGCCATCACGCTCCGGTGGCCACCGACGCTCCGGTGGCCGGCGCGATGACGTACGCGGGGAAGCGCTTGCTCTTGTCCGACTGCACGTCGTTGATGGGGTTGGCGATCTGGAAGCCGACGCGGAACACGACGCGCATGGCGACGCAGTCCTGCTGGGCGAGGTTCAGAATCACCTTGCCGTTATCGTCCGAGATAACCGACTGGTCAAGCAGCTTGTAGGTGATGTCCTGACGGATGCCGACCACGAAGTTCGACCAGTCCGCGCCGAGCAGCACGGCCTTGGTGGCATCCCACGCGCCGTTGTCTACCTCGTTGAGACCGAAGCCGTACAGGGTGGACGGGGCCCCCGAGGCGAGGGACGGCACGTAGATCGGGCTGCCGTTGGCGTTGCGCAGGCCGATAAGCTCCCAGTTCAGGCCCGGCTTGCTGGCGAAGCCGTTCATGGCGAAGCCCTGTTCGGCGAGCTTCTGACCCATGCTGGCAACGTCCTTGGCGAGATCCTTGCCCTGGGTGAGCGTGTTGTGCGCCGCGATGGCCTGCGGGATGATGCCGTCAGGGAAGCTGGAAGGCTTGTCCACGCCGAACAGTGTCGCCTGATCCAGCTTGTAGCCAAGCGCGGAAGCCAGACGCGGCATGACCTCCGGCCAGATGGGGATGCCAGAATCCGCGATGACGGCCTCCGGGATGGGCACGATGGCCGCAAGCTCCTCGGCCGTGATGCTCAGGCCCGACCATTTCATCTTCGTGGTCTGCTTCAGGCCGGTATCGCCGCCAACCCAGTAGGCGATCGGCTTGGAGTCAAGCACCGGCTGCGTGCGCGTGCGGGTGCTCATGCGAATCTGACGCATACGGGTGAGGGACACACTCGACTTGGGGGCGTCCTGGATAATCTGGGTGGCGTATTCGGTGGGGATGAGTCCGCCGCCGAGGTCGCCGCTGGTGATGATGGAGTTCACGTTGGAAACCATCGTCATACCTTCTTTCTATGGAGTGGGGAGGTTATTTCTGCTTTTGTTCAAGGAACTGGTCACGGATCCAGTCGCCGGAGGAGCCGGATGGTGCGGGCGGCTGGTTGGATTCGGAGGAGGCGAGCACCTTCGGCTTGGTCTTCTCGGCGATGTAGTCGGCGAGCGCCTTGCCGTTGGCCTGCATCTCTTCGAGCGTGGAGCCATGGAGCAGTGCGATGGGCACGCCGGTTTCCTTGGAGACCTGCGTCTTCCATTCGTTCTGCTGTTTTTCCGCCTCGTAGGCGGCGTTCTTGGCTTCAAGCTCTTTGATGTGCTTGGCGGTCTTTTCGGCTTCGGACAGTTGGGCCTCCTTGAGCTGTTGCAGTTCGTCGGCGGCTGCCTTGTTGTCCTTGGCGCGTTTCTCCCATTCGCGGGAATGGGCGACGGCCTCCCTGTATTTGGCCTCGTAATCGATTTCGGGCGGCTTCGCTCCGTTCTCGGTCGATGCCGCCTGCTGGTTGCCGTTGGCCTCTTCGGTCATGGTTCCTCCTAGTGGGTTGGGCCCGTTTCGGGCATAAAAAACCACCCGTGCGGGTGGTTGGGGAAAATCTCAGTTCGAGTGCGACGGTCGTGGCACCCCGTAGCCGTCCTTGTAACGGTCGGGGTAGAGTCGGCGCATCACATAGGTGATCGTGTTCGGGTCGTTGGGATTGTCGGGATTGCCTTTTGTGGTGGCCTTTATCATCCGATAGGTGTCGTCGTCCAGGCCGCCGTTCTCGATGAGGCTACGGGCGTGCATGTATTCCGAGTACATGCGGTCGGGGTCATAGCCCTCGATGTGAGCTTGGTCCCTGTCCCATTCGGGGACTATCTGGCAGTCGCAGTCGTCGTGAAACAGGCTGAACGAGCCTTTGGCGTATTTTGCGGTCTTCTCGCTGCGGTACACCCAGCCGCGCGAGCAGAGCATCGTGCAGAACGCGCACGTCTTCGCGCCTCTCGGCACGCGCGCGTACCGGGGTTCGGACGGGTCGTGCTCGCACAGGCGGGCGATGGTTTCGCGCCCCGAATACATGACCCAGCGTTGCATCGCACCGACAAGATACGCCTGCATGGTCTGCGGGTCGGTCCACAGGTGGCCGGCCTGCCAGCGTATCGTCTTGTCGATGCCGTCGCCGGGAAACGAGTCGGACAGGTCGTACTCCCATGATTCGGGCACCGATTCGCCACGGACGCGCATATACCATTCGTAGGCGGCCTGTGCCGCGAGGTCGCCGTATTTGGCGACCAGTTGCGGCACGTAGTCGAGCAGCATGTCACGTTGCCATTCAGGACTGAGCTGTTGCAGCGTCCCCCACAGTTTCGCCAGATCGCGGCGCGCCAGTTCCACCGCTCTGGCTTGGCTGGCTTGCAGCTGGTCCAGTTGCCGGTTGTCCGTCATCCTTGTTGCCTCCGTTCACGAGGGAGTCAAGCACGCTGCGGGTCTCGGCCTTGCGCTTGTCGACCAACAGGCGTGTGATGTCGGAATCCGTGTAGCCGAGCTTCTCCAGAATAACGTCGGAGTTGGCGAGCCACGGCATGGCCGTCACCTGCTTCACGATGGCATCGGAGAGCGCGGCCTGCGATGGGCGTTCGGGGTCACGCCAGTTGACCTGCAAGCGGTCGAGCTCGTCGCTGTCCTCGCTGGTGCCGTTGAGTATGGCGATGTCCCTCGCGGCCTTGCGTAGTTGCACTCCGATGGCGCGGCAGGCGTTCTTCGCCTCGATGACAAGTTCGCTTTCCGCCGCCATGATCGCGTCGGACGAGGAAGGGCCGGAATCCGTCATGACGCCGAACTGGCTGAGCGGCACGCCGGTCGCGCCGCTCATGCGTGCCGCGAGTGCGCGAAGCATGTCGGTGTGCGGCTGCATGGTCATCTGCGTGAACTGGCCGATGGCGGGTGCCTGGCCGTCCTCGTTGAGGCTGATGTTGAGCATCTTCGAGATGGTGGCTTCCCAGCCGGTCAGCTTCTTGCCGTTCTTGTCCTCGGGCGGCTCGTCCGCGCCGATGAGGTAGCGTTGCGGGCTCGAATAGAATTCGGCGCTTACCTCCATGCGCAGCATGGTGCGCACCGCAGTGTCGGTGATACTCATGACCTCGCGGCTGATGCGCGAGCGGCCAAAGGGGCGGTTCAGGTCCTGATGGTAGGGGATCAGGTAAACGGGCACATGATCCATGTACGTGTTCCGGGGAGCGTCCGCATGATAGCGGCCTGATTGCGTGCGGCGTATACGAATCGTGTAGCCGGGCATGTAGAGCATGAGTTCGGAAGGCACGATGGTGTTCGCCTGCGCGTACTGGGAGCGGTCGATATCGGTTATCGACAACGCCGCCGACAGGCCGCGACGGGCGTAATCCCACAGGCCGGTCTCATAGAGCGCGCTGCGGAACGACACGGACACCTTGGAACGCAGACCGTCTTCCGGTTCCGCGCTGCGCACATTCAGGAACGAGCATGAGTGAGTGAGCGCGCTGCGGATGGCCTGCGGCAATTCCACGTCGAAGTCGTTGTCTGAAAGAATCGAATCCAAACCCAACGGATCGCGGCTGTCGTCGCCGACTCCGACGAAACCATCGAACACGATGCGGTCGGCCAAAGCGTCCACCGATTTCTGCGGCCAGCCCACGACCTCGCTTATCCCCGCCATGCTGTCCGGCACAGCGATGGACAGATTCTTAAGCTCGTTTCGCCCGTCGTAGTATTTGGTGCGCAACAGGTTACGTTCGAGCTTCTGGGACCATTGACGTATCATCAAATCCCACGGTTCTCGGCACTCGTCGGGCAGATTATCGACCTGCACGTTTTCAAGACTGGGAATCTGCATCAGAATGCCACCGCCTTCGCTCTTCTTCCCGGATGACGCTTGGAAGTCTTGACGTTCCAATACGCGAGAGCCACCGCTTCCACGGGACTCACATCGACGTTCTCCATGGACGGCTCGTAGCCGAACCCGTCGCCGATTTTCCTATGCTTCGCATGACCCACCGCCTCGTCAAGCAGAGGCTGGCCGAAATGGGTAAGCCCATGGTCGTTCACGGCCTGTTCGAGCATCGAACAAGCGTCCGCCACGTCGGAAGGGCGCGGCACCACGATCACTCTTTTGGACACGCCCTTGTCGATGAGGCTGTTGACCAGGGTGGGCGCTCCCACGCGCCCGTCGATGATGATGCCGATGGCGTTGCGCCACCGTTCCGCACCGTCCTTCTCGGCGGTCAGCCAGTCGGCCAGCCAGCCGGTGCCGCCGCGCATGCTGCGCGAGGCTATGACCTCCACGTGCGGCAATTCACCCGACTTGCGTGGCGGGCGCACGCACGCCACGAGGGGGACGTTCGCGCCGTCCGCGCTGAACTTGACCGCATACGAGTTGTAGCCGTCCATGCAAGGGTTGTCGGTCTTGCACTTGGCCCACTCGTCAACATCGATATCGGACAGCGCGCCGGCCTGATCGTTCCACCAGCCGAGACGTTCGCGGGCGAAACCGTCAGGGGTCATCTTCTCCGATTCGGAAACGACCACGCTCTTCAGCAGTCGGGTGCCGAGCGATGGATTGTATTGGTACCAGCGTTGCTGGTCGTGCACGTCGCCGATCTCGGTCGCCGCCCATTCGAACCAGCACAGGTTCTTCGGCGGCTTGTCACGATGCGCGTTGCGGCGCATGCGCGCGAACACCGTTCCCGGCGAGGTCGGCGGTGTCGGCGTTCCCGTGTAGATGGTCAACGGGTTGCCCGAGGGTGCCGACGAGATGGCGGGCTGTATGGCCTCCATCTGCTCGTCGGTCAGCTCCTGCGCCTCGTCGCACACCAGCACGTCCACCGTGAAACCACGGCCCGAACTTTTCGAACGGGCGATGAACTCAATGCTGCCACCGTTCTTCAACACGATGGCCTCCTGGCCGTTCGTGGCCCGAATGTAGGTGACCAGTTCCGACAGTTCGGGGAACTTGCGCGCGTTCTCGAAGTAGTATTTCATGCGCAGGAAATGCTTGCGGCAGGTCTTCACCTCATGCGCCGTATGCAGGATCTTCATGCCGATGATCGCGGAGAGATAAAGCTCCGTGAACTCGAGAATCGCGTTCTTGCCGTTCTGGCGCGGCACCGCGCACCCGCAATCCGACGCCGCCCATTGCAGCTTCGAATCCGTGGCGAGCCACCCCTCGAGCACGATGCGCTGCCACTTATCCGGCTTCATGTCGTAGCCGGCTGCGAGCGCGCACGCCTCGCCTCCCTCGGACTGCGCGTGCTTGGGAACCAGAGCGAAGCTAGGTTCCTGTACGCCTCTTCGCCTTGCCACCCTGAATCACCCTCAGCTTCCGTCGTTCGGCTATCTCATCGAGCGGCGTATGCCGCTCCTGCTTCTGGGCTTTCGCCGGCATGATCTGGCTGCGTGCGGCTGGTGTGATGCCGTAATCCTGCAGCAGCTTGTTCAGTATGGGCACGCTGGCGAAATTGCCGGAACCCCAGATGTCCGCGTGGATCAGTGCGGCGTTCATGAGGTTGTCCCAGTCGGCCTCCGTCCACGAGTCCGCTCCGGGGGTGGAAGCCAAATGCTCCCACCATCGCACGGTCGCCTCCGGCCACTCGATGCCGTCAGGCAACTGTGGCTGCGTTATCGTGGTCTTGGCCAACTGGATCACCTCGAATCAATGTCTAGGAGCCGCTGGAGCGACTCGCGCGAGCGGAACCGGCGGCACGAGAGAAATCAAACTCGCCCTGCACGTATCTCGGACGCATGACAACCACCTCCATCGGGAAAATCAGGAGCCTGAGGAACGCGAGCCGCCGCGAGAAAAAGCGCTGCGGGTACGACCGGCCACATTACGCACCGCATTGCCGGCGCGCTGGAACAGGTTACGCACGATCCACCTCCTTTCCAGTAACGATGTGGACAAGAAAAATCGGGATCTACCGTTTCCAGCCTGCACTGCGGTATCTGTTCCATTCGTCGTTGAACCGCTTGTCGAACGCCCGGTCTCGGCGTGCCTGGGCGTTCTTCCATGACTGAGAAACGCCGGCTTCAAGATCGTTGACTCCCTGTTCCTTGCGTTTCTTCATCAACGCGCGCATCTTGAGGGTATCCTGCCATAGCTTCGATATACGTTCGTCGGATAAGCCCTGTTTGCGGTATTGGGATATTCGCTCTTTCGAGAAGCCGACGCCGGAAAGCGTTGAGCCCTTCGAGCGTGAGCGGGATGAGTTGCCGCCGCTCCCGCTGCTGGACGAGCGGGAAGCCGAAGAAGAGCCGCGTCGCATGAGAACCTCCCAATGAAAAAGCCGCCACATAGGGACGGCTTGAACGAAAAAAATATTGTTTACCGGTTCACGATCCGCTCGATCGCGACGCGGAACGGGACGCACTCACACGCAGGGCGGACACACCGCCACCGGATGAACCGGAAGAGCGACGCCCATACCCCGTATAGCGGATATCGTTGGTGCTCGCATAACGGACTCGCCTCATAACTCACCTCCCAGCTTCCGAGCTACGGCCATACCATCGAGGTATTTATCTCCGAGTTTGCGAAGACCATACTCGGCAAGGAAAGAATCCTTGTCGTCTCGCAACGGGAACGCGATGGCGAACCAGTATTCGGAATCGGTCGGCTCCACGAGCTTCCTGGGACTGCAAGCCGAAACCAGCGCCCTGTGCAGGGCGGCGAACTCGGCGAGACAATCCTTCTCCAGATCATCGGAGTACTTGACATCGGCGAGCGGGTCAGGCGTCTTCTCCGCGAACCCGAGACCACCACCGAAGCCGACGCCGGCACCGAACGCCACGGCGGACGACTTGGCCGGCTTGTACGGGGCGAGTAGCTTCTCGATATCACGGTACGCATAGATCCGGTGGTTTTCGCCGAAGCCAAACCGTTCACGCCACCGCGCCATCTCGGCGGGGGAGGGGAAACACAGGCACAGCCAGAACTCGGTGTCGGTCGCATCCACGAAACGCTTGCGCTCCGCACGGGCGCGCTCCCGGTACTCCTTCGCGTTCTCGTCCAGATTTTCCGGCACCGGCTTCACAGCCTTCTTGCCCTTGGACTTCTTGGAAAAGTCGAATCGGAAATCACCTGACATGATCCACCTCCAACAAGGGAAACCATTCAAGCAGCGTCGCGTAATCGTCCGGTGCCTTGTCCTTGAGCACCTTGGTGAAACGCTTGTCGATGCCATCGAAAGAACGCCCGAACCACGCATAATCACACGGCAGCTCGATATGATGCCCGCTGATGCAGTCCAGCACCTCGCCCTTGAGCCAATCCCCGATAGGAGAGACCTTCTTGAGATTGCGCCGCCAGTACCCGTACTGGACGAACGCGCCACGACGCTGAATCGAATCGGCCGCACGCACGCCATCCGCGCACCACGTGCTCTTATCCAAGCCCACGTCGGCGCGGATGAAATCCCACATCTGCTCATACGACGGCTCAGGCAAACGCGCCGCCTCGATGTAGCGCAGACGTTCGGGAGCCTGGAACACCGCATTGTTCAGCCAACGGTACAGCGACGGGTGCGGATACCTTTTGATTCGGGTCTGGAACTTCTGCTCGAAATAATCAAGCTCCTCGTCCACGAACCTCAAACCGGGCACATAGTAGAGATACGCGGGAACGACCTCGATGCCCATATCCCGCATCGCCAGCCACGCGGCTATGGAATCCTTGCCGCACGAAAACGCCAACAACACGGGCCTGCCATCAGCGGCCAGCTTCTCACGCACCGCGAGACTCGTGCCCTGATTACGAATAACCGTGGTCACTTCGGCCACCTCCTTCCCGTCATGCGAATAAACCGCGAATGCGAATAAAACTCGACACCGGCACGCCGGAAGCTCGCCTCCGACGACCACACGAACACATGCAGCCCATGTCCGCTGGTCGAAACCTCCGCATAGATCGCATCCGGCAGCAGCTCCATCGCCTTCGCGGGCGGACTGGTCAAATCAACATGGTCGAAATCCCAGCACGCAAGCCCATCGCCGAGCATTATGCCATAACCGTCACCGGCCTTCGAGCGCATGACCTCCGAATATGACGCCCAGGTACTTGAGTCCGTCGAACTGGCCGGCGACCCATCGCACATAATCGGACGCTTACCATCGGCCCGCACCCAACGGCGCAATGCCCTGAGCGCTTGGGGTATCTGATGTTTGCGGCTCCACGCCTTGCGGCATCTGTCCGAGCAAAACAGTCTCGGACGCCTAGGGTTAGGTGTGGGTTGGAAGAAGTGGCCGCAATTCCTACATTGGTTGACCATAGCTATTACTATAGCATATATTCCAACGATTCGCAACACTAATTTCGTGACATATCAAAACTGCGTAAAATCAAACGTAACAGCCTCGGAAAACAACGGGGCAAAAACATCAAAACCATGCCGGAACGGCTTCCACGGGCGCTCGCAGACACCCCAGCGGCCAAACGTACGATACTCCACGCGGGTTGCGGGGGGATGCGGGCGCTATGTTCTGCGGGGAGCCTTGCATGGGAGGGGGAGGGGATGGCCCCCGGTTACCATTGGCGGCTGATTGGGATGGTGTTTTGTGGTTGTTTTTTTGTGTTTTGGTGGCCTGTGGTGTTGGCGATTATTTTGTTGCTTTTTCTTTGGTTGCAGATTCTGTGTGTGAGTTGTGTGTTGTCATAGCTGGTTGGTGATCCGCCTCGGCTGTATGGGATGATCTCATCGAGTTCGCAGCTGAGTGGGTGTGGTGTTTTGAGTGTGAGGTCTATGGGTTTGCCGCACAGCGGGCAGATCGGTATTGGTCCTTCGGTTGCGATGTGTCTGGCCTTGCATTTGCGGCGGGCTGCTCCATTTTGGTATCGGCCTGAGCCTGCCTTGTTGCTCATGTTCCCATCCTGTGTGTTTGGTGGCTTGGGCGAGATTCTAATTCGCGGACCGGTTGTCGTGTTTGCGGGTCGCCGTGCTGTCTCGGCATGGCCGGCTGGTCCTCTGCGGTACGCAAGCCGTGGCATGCGCGGTTGGCTTCGATCCAACGACCTGCGGTTTTGGAGACCGCCGCTCTACCGGCTGAGCTACGCGCATAGGTGGGTATGAGTAAAGCCCCTGAGATGTATGTCCCAGAGGCTTTCGCACTTATCCTGATACGGAGTATACCACGGGGTGGCAACAGCCTACTGCCGGCTGGAATATGCCATTGCCATGCTGACTATCTCCCTGATGCTGAATTCGTAGTATCCGTCTTCCACTGGCTTGCTGCTGGGGAGTTTGCCACGGCGTATCCACATGATGATTACTTTGCGGCTGACCTCGTATCCGTAGTTCTCACGCAGCCATTCGCTCATGCCCGCAGGTGTCTTCGTGAGATGGATTGCCTCGGCCTTGTCGCGGCTCTGCTCGCGCAGCTCGGCCACGTCGATGACGGCCCCGCATTTGCAGAGTCTCAGCGTCTCGCCCTTCGCGGCCGTCACCTCGCGCCCGCATTCGGGGCATACGCCGATGATCCTGCGCGAGCGCGGCCTGCGGTCGATGAGCGGTTCGATGCGCTCGCAGGCGTGGATGAGCCATGTCAGCCAATGTCCCGAGCGGCTGGCGCGGCATAGGTCGGGCAGTCGTCGTGGCGAGTCCCTGAGCAGGGCCTGCCATCTCGGACGGCTTTCCACGCCGGTCTCGTTCCACATGTCCTGCAGGCCGTCCTCGGTCTGGTCGAGCATGTCCTGCGCGTGGAGGTTGATGGGCGCGGGTGCCGCGCCTCCTTGCGGTTTGCCGCCCGCTCCGGGTTCGCCGAGCTTGTAGGCGTGAAGGGATACCTGTTGCAGGAGCATCATGTCATGGCGGAGCCGGTGGAGTGTTTTCGCGTAGACGCGGCGGCAGTCCCGGCAGAGCGTCCACGGTGCCTCGACCTGCTGGCTGCCGCAGTGTTGGCATGGTTCGGTTTGGATGATCATTGTTTGAAGCCCTCCACGTTCGGCTATGATGGTGCTTTGGTGAGCGTGCCCTCCGCCATTTTGGTGGAGGGCTTCGTTTTATTTGGTATTGCGGGTCATTGCTCGAACAATGGAGGTTCGATGAATTCGACCTTGCGCGGCGGCTTCGGACGACCGTCGCCCTCGCGGATGATCGCACGCACTTCCTCCAACGGAAGGCCCAATTGACGGGCCGTTTCCGTTGCGCTGTAGCCGCGCTTGTGCCATACGAGCACTTTGTCCCGTGTTGTCTGACTCGTCACTGCACGCCTCCCGCCATTGGGTCGATGAGCTGGCAGCTCATGGCGTCGATGCGCCCATCGGTCTTGGCCTCGATGCACAAACGTTTCACGTCGCCCGTGGTCTCAATTTTTTGCACGATGGTCTGCTCCGGCTGGTCGGGTGTCTGCGTGCCAGCCCAGCAGACGAAGCAGATGGCCGTCAGGCCGGACACCACTAACAGGATCACAGTAGCGAGCATCGCTAACCCGACGAAATTCTCCAACGTCCAGTCCTTGAATGGTTTCCTCATGATTCCTCCTTGAGCGTGGCGACATATTCGATGGCCTTGCGCTCACGTTTCGCGTACCTCTCGCACTTGCGTTTGAGACGTTTGAGGCTCATGGCGTATATGTAGACTCGGAAGTCGCCGTCCTCGGTGATTCTGGCCTCGTACCGGCTCAGGGCTGAGGCCCTGAATTGCGCGGTCAGATGGTTGGTAAGCTGTACTCCGTTCATCCCTCCACCTCGATTTCCTCGCCGTACTCGCCGTAGAGTTGGTCTGCCGCATCCTTGGTCGTGTAGAGGCATTTCGCGGGCGCATGTTCGTAGTCGTAGATGGCGGCTGCGATGACCTCGCGAAACTCCTCACGGGTGAATATCCTCGCCTTATATGTCACGGTTCCTCCTTGAATGTTTGGTCTATCCATTGCTTTCTTTTATGATTTCCCTGAGCTGGTCGATGAAGCCTTGAGTGGCGTTCGTGTGGAATCGTTGCACGTTAGTCTTGAGCTGGATGCAGTAGTAGAGGTTGCCGTGCTCCTCCATCTCGCAGAACCACTCGACCCCATCCCTGCGGCAGATGCCGAGCAGTTCGCACTCCCACTCGGCCTTCTGCTTGCCGCAAGTGAGGGGCCGGCCCTCCTCGCTGTACTCGCGCTTCATCGTCCGTCTCCCATTTCCTTCTCCTCGTTCGCGATCGATTGGAGGATGGCCGCCAGGTCACCGAGCTCGTTCCAGCTCAACCGGATGCGGCGGATGCTGCCGCCGTCATGGATGGCCAGCACCCATGAGCGGGTGCCGTTTCGGCCGTCTCCGGGAATCCAGCTCAGGGTCACATGCCCGCAGGAGGCACCTGTGACCATGCCGCACCGTCGTTCGATCTCCACGTCCGTCGCCTTCATCGTCTGCCTCCCAGACTCTCGCGAATCCGCTCCACATCAGCATTCATCGTCTGCCTCCGTGACTTCCTCGCCGACTGGTAGGGTGCGATAGATTTTTGTGATTCGCCACGTGCCCGGCGTCTCGTGGATATGCTTCACAGCGGCCTCATAGGAATTGAAAGTGACGGTCGGATACAGCATCTCGATAGCCGAATCGACCAGATATTCTTCCTTGGTCTCCAACTTCATCGTCCGTCTTCCTGACTCATGTAGGTCAACGTGAAGCATTTATCACCGTTGCATATGCGGTTCCAAGCGGCGATATTGTATTGCAACTGATACGGGGCGGGCTTCCGTGAACAACCTCCCTCGAAGCCGAGCCCGCAGACAGTGCAGCGGAACATCACGATAAAGAACGTGTATTCAGGCAACCCCTGCACGCCGTCCCGCTCCCATTTCGCCTTGACCTTGCCCCCGCATTTGGGACACGGGCTAATCCTGTGGAAACGCATCATTCCTCGATTCCGTAGATTCTGAATTTCGTACCGCATTCCTGGCACTCCGCAACGAAACCGATGATCTCGTCATCACGAGTACCCTTCAGGAACCCGTACGCGTGGCCGCATTCAGGGCAATCGGCGGTGATATAGACCGTTCTTTCCGCCCACACGGATTCAATTTCGTCGCTCATTCTTCTGTTGCCTCCTTCGGCTTGGTGTCATAGCTGTACACGTGTTCCGCCTTACTGCTGATGATGCTCACATTCGTCCCCTTTCCTGATTGTGGACGAGACAGTCGTCCATGGCCTGAGCCAGTTCCTCGTCGGTGGGGTATCGGAGCCGCCAGTGACAGCGGTCGCAGTACCCGTCCCGGCGGATGTGCGTCTCGGTCTCGCCGCGCCCGCACTCCACGCACCGGCGCTCGCCGTCACCCTCCGGCTCGGCCTCGTCGAGTGTGGGGTGCTCGCCGCGCCGGCAGCTGGCGATGTACTTGTCGATGCTCATGCCTGGCCTCCGATGATCGCGGGAGGCGTGGAACCAAGGTTGGACGGGGTGCCCGTGAATCGTCGCCGGTGCGGGTCGTGCCGTTGCCCCGTGTCCGTGGCCTCGATGGCCAGTGGCGAACGTCCCTGCCGGATGCTGCGGGACGCCTCGCTGGGGCTGTCGCCCAGCATCCGCTGCCGCCGGTATGCCCACGCCTGTTCCGGCGTGAGTCGTCGCGTCTCGCATTCGCGGCCTATCTGCGCCTCCGAGGGTTTCGCCTCGTTGCGCATGCGGCGCACTATCGCGTTGATGTCGCCAGAGCCGCACCAGCGGCCGTCATGGTCCGAGGCATAGAAGCGTCGCATCGCCTCCCGCGCCTCGTCCGCGCTGATGCCCGGATTCAGTTCGCTGCGGAATGCGTCGAGTTGCAGGTCGTCCCACTGCGCGTTGCCGTGGTGGCTGTTGCGCAGCGACAGCAGCGCCGCCGCCTCACCCTTGCTGAGCATTGTCGTCACCTCCGTGTCGTCGTTGGTATTCCGCCCGTTCGGCGGGTGTCATGTACGCCCATGTGCGGGCCATGTTCGCTTCGAGGTTCTCCTGCGATTGGCTCTTCGCCGGGCGTTCCCGACACTGCGGGGATGCCCTGGCCTTCGGCTCCTCGGGTTGGCTGACCCACTGGCGTGCGTAGAGCTCGCCGGTGAGGAACCTGCCGAAGGTCTTGACGTACCGGGGTTCTGTCGCCTCGCAGTAGGCGCGGGCGCGGGCCTCGAGGAATGCGGCTGGGTCGGCGTCCCCCGCGGCCCTGACGATCTTCGGCCAGTCGATCTCGAGCTGCATCCGCGTCTGAGAGGTTTTCCCGTCGAAACGGTTTGTCGGGTAGAAGCCCTCGATGCGGTCGAGCAGCGAGTCGAAATCCTCGTGGGGGGTAGGGGGGTAAGAAGATATATCTTCTTGGTTATTGGTTATTGGTTCTTGGTTAAAAGACACGGGCGGGACAGTCGGCTTGTCCCCTAGGGACATGTCGGGGACATCATCGGGAACGTCTTGAGACACGGGCGGGACAGTCGGCTTGTCCCCCTTGTTCCAGCGCTGACGGCGTTTCTTCTCCCGCTCCTTCTCCCGCTCCTGCTCAATCTGCAGCGACGAGTTCTGATATTTCAGGTAGTTGCGGATCATGTAGCAGCCCTCGTCGCTGCCTCTGAGCAGCAGCCCGGAGGCAGCGAGGTCGGAGACGTCCTCGTCCGAGGCGTTGAGGACATACAGCAGCTCATCCTCCGCGATGATGCCGTCGGAGGCGTGGTCGGAGCACCAGCTGATGGCCATGACGTACAGCAGCGCTGCCGAAGGATTCCTCCGCCGGAGCTTGAGAATGTCCTTGTCCTGCCAGAAGCCGTTGCTGAGCCTCGCGTAGCCTGCCATGTCAGCTCCTTCCTCCTAGATATGCGATGAGTATGGAGGCGATAGAAGTACCGCCGCCAATGTGTTGCCGGTCACTCGTCCGGTCCCAATGCGATGCCGTGGTTCAGCAGGAGCGCGAAGTCATGCAACGTGAGTTTCACGAGCTGCTGGCCTGTTTTCTCGGGGGAGTCGATGCCGATTCCCCTGCGCTTCTGCACGACCACGCCGCATAGCGCGTCCGCGTTGCCCGCCTCGGTGGCGGCTTCGGCCAGGTGTTGCGCGGTGTCTTCCTTGCTGGTGTCCTTGCATTCGATGACGACCGGCTTTCCCTCGAAATAGATGTTGCCGATGTCGCCGGTGTCCTTGGACCCGTGCAGGCGGAGCCGTTGGATACGCCGATCCTGCAAAGCCCATTGCAGGTAGGCTTCCACGGCGGTCTCGAACCGGGTGCCCGCATCCTTCGCGGTTTTCCTGTTGCGTGCCATCTCTTATCGTTCCAATCCGTAATCCGCATACATTTCATCGGCCTCTGCGGCGCATTCCGGGCATGGAATCGGCCTGCTCGGATACAGTGGGCATCCGTGTGTCGGGCAGACCGGTTCCACGTCCGGCGGCGTCTCATCGTGATACAAGTGCAACATGGTCAGAACTCCGGGTCGCCGCCGTTGCCCCACGGGTCGGAGGCTGGTGGCTGCGACGGCTGGTATCCGCCCTGCGGCTGCTGGCCGTAACCACCGCCGTAACCCTGCGACTGCCCGCCGTTCTTCTGGCGCACGTTGGTGATGGCGACGGCGCTGGCGTTGACGTTGCAGGACGCAGCCGATTCACCCTGCTTGGTCTGGTAGCCATGGAACCCGTTGACCTCGCCCACGATGGTCACATCCACGTAGGTGTCCTGGTTCTGACGCAGTTGAGCGATCTGGTCGAACACCGGATTCAGGTTCGCGTAGCCGGCCGGCCACACGCTGTAGTTCTGCTCCGGCTGGCTGACCCAGTTGCCGTTCCGGTCACGGTAGCCCGGCGATACAGAGACGCGCAGAAACCGTTTACCGTTCTTCGTCTCCTGCACGCCCCACGCCGTGCCCTGGATGATGATGCTCGTCCTGCCCGCCATGGTCACTCGCCTTCCTTCACGCTGGCCTTCAACTGGCCCAGCACCTTGTCAAGCTCCGCTTCGGTCAGCTCGTCGCTGGCTTTCACCTCACGGTTCAGAATCTTCGTGATGGTCTCGCACGCCTCCGCGTCCGAAGCCACGCCCAACGCCTGGAAGCGGCGAATCATCTCAGAACGCTTCGCCTCGACGGGAGACGGCTGCGGCTGTTCCGGTTCCTCGGGTTCGTCCACGCTCACGTCAACCGGCGAATCGTCCGCAGTCACGGTGGGCAGTGGACGGAACACGTCGGAATAATCCGGTGTCTGGTCGTCGCTTGCGGCCGCGTCGCGGGCATCCACGCTGACCGGCAGGTAGGGGAACGCGCGGCGGATTACCGTCTTCTTCGCCATGGCCTCATAGTCGGACTTCCACGGGCTGACCGCCTTGCCGTAGCTGGGGCTGCGTTTCGCCGCCGCCTCGATCTCGTCGGCGTTCATCACCTGGAAGTAGTGGCCGCCGTCTTTGAAGTTCGCGATCATGTACACGTGGGTGAGCTTGCCGGGCTTCGCGCACGGCACGTGCCGCAGGTCCTCGTTCAGGCCATAGCTGTAGGTGAATTCGTCGCCCTCATGGACTGCTCGGGCGCTGATGTCCCTGATCTGGCCGCTGCGGCGTGCGAGGTCGAGCATGCCCTTGTAGCCGATGATGAGCGTGGCTTCCTTCTGGCCGGTGCGGTAGTTCTTGTTCCCGTAGGGCAGGATGTAGGCGCGTCCCAATCCGTCCACGTTCGACGGTTCCAAGCCCAGTGCGGCGCATTTCATGAAGCACGACAGCACGCTTTCGACGGAGCAGTTCGCCAATTGCGGTTCGCGGTTGATGGTGCTCACGTACATCTGGTAGAGGCGCTGCGGGCTGAGGTTGTTGCCGATGACGGCCGCGATGCGCGGCCAGCTCCTCTCCAGCAGGCTTTTCATGTTCTGCTGCGGGTTCATCGGCTGCATCTGCGCGTTCTGCGCCTGTGTCGCTAACTGTCCCATAATCGGGTCTCCTTTACTTGGTTTTCTTCGGTTTGATTTCGGTGAATCGGAAGGTGCGGCCCTCCCATGGCTGGACCACGCGCGTGTAGCCCTTGCGGGTCGAGTGCTTGTAGGTGGCTTGCATGTTCCCGCAGCGCACCCCCTCGTGGTCTCCGATGTAGGTGAGGATGCAGTCCTGCAACTCCTCCTTGCGTTGTTTCAGTGCGTTGAGGTCGCTGGTCACCTGCCTGTAGTCGGCCATGAGCTCGCGCAGATCAGTGCTGTCGCTCATGTCCTCGATGCCCTCCGAAGGCTCCGGGTAGGCTTTGGCCACGTCCACGCCGGTGAGCGCTGGCATTTCGTCTCGGGCGACGAAACCCCAGAAGTCCTCGGCGGCGTGGATGATGGCGTCCACATCGTCCTCGTCGCGTTCGAAGCGCACCTCGACCGGCTCCGCCTCGCCGATGTCCGCGTAGAAATACCCCCAGCGGAAGCCGGTGACCGCCATGTAATGCGTGACCTGAGCCATGTAGTAGTCGGGGGCGATGAGCTCGCCCTCGTCGTTGTGCCAGTCGGTGCGGCCACGGTTCGCGTTCGCCGTCTTGATCTCGAGGATGCCCCACGAATCGCTCGCCTCGTCGTAGATGAAACCGTCCAGCGAGGCGTGCATGACCGGGTGGGCGTCAGACACGAGGCTGATGTCGGTGCCGTCGATGACCTGGAACTCCGGGTGGAGCTGGCGGAAGCGGCGGCGCAGTTCGACCTCAAGCGCGTTGCCCTTGATGATCGCCCACCTGCCGCTGATGTCCTCCGGCTCCTGACGGCCAGTCTTCTCCAACCACAATTCGTAGGGCGTCTTGTAGGTGTTGAAGCCGAGGATGGTGCTCATATCCGACCCGCCCACGCCCTCGGTGCGGAAGGAGAGCCACGCCTGATGGCGGCTCTCCTTCGTGGTGCCCGCCCCGCCGAAGCGCCTGAGCGAGAACATGTCGGTGCTTCGGCGGGCCTTGTCGATGGTCATGCGGCTCATAGCTGATCGCCTCCCGTCCGCGTGGCGGCGAGCGCGAGCACCGGCTCCATGGCGCGCAATGCGTGGCCGGCGGCCGCGTGTATCTGCGTGCATGGCGTGCCCTGCTGCCCCTGCCTGACCATGGACGCCTCGACCTGCAGGAGCGCGTCGGCCGCATCGCGCAGGATGCGCAGCCAGCGGGGTGCGAGCAGCCTGATCTCGTCGGTGTCGAGCAGCGACTTCACGCCGGGTTCGATGCTCACGCCGCTCTGGAGCGACGCGATGAACAGGAGGTTGTTGAGGGACTGCGCGTCCGGCTTCGCCGTGAGCGAGTCCAGCCCGTACAGCAGCTGTTCGCTGAGGCGGCGCATCGCCATCATCCAGTCGTCGGCGTCGCCGAAATCGTTGGAGTCATCGGTGCCGTTCGGGGTGCTGTTCTGGTTCATCGTTGGCCTCCGTAAAGGTATTCGGCGCGGCTGCACCGGTTGCGTTTGTCCGCGTCCTCCACGTCCTCGCGTCTCCAGCCGATGACGCGGCCGTTCTTCCTGACGGGTTCGGGGTAGGGGCTGGGGCGCTCCCCGGAGCTCCACTTGTAGACAGTCGACCGGCTGTAGCCGGTATGCTCGGCGAGCATGGCCACCGTGACCAGTCTCGGCAGCGCGTTTGATACCGCTGTGCCCATGGCGTATCCTTTCTCTTGGGTATTCCTTTCGGACAGTTCCCGTGCCAGCGGGGACTGTCCTTTTTTTTTCGGCTGAAACCATGTCGGTTTCGTGGACGGCCCGGAATCGAACCGGGTCCCGGCCTTTGCCCCGCGTCATGACCCGCGTGATCTCGACCGGGGGCTACCTGCGCCGCCCCATGATGCCGCGCCGGATAGGTTCGACCCCGCAGGGGTCCCGGCGCGACACCGGTTTGAGAATCTTGAGTTATGGTTATTTGGTTTTAACGACTGGCCTTTGTCGCCGGCCGCGCGTCGGAAGATGAAGAAGAGACGACACCCGGCCAAGACTTTGTTACTCGCGCTCGGAGTCCTCGGGGAACATCCACTCCGCGCTGCTCGCGGCGAGCACCAGCAGCGGCGTGAACGCGAGCATACCGCCCACAGTGAGCGCCAGCACCGCGACGACCGCCCCAATCGGGTGCGAGCAGCCGTCATGCGAGAGTATCCATGCGAGCGCCCGGACGAGGACGCCGAGGCCAGCGAGCATGAGCGCCAGCGTGCACAGCGCCGGATAGCGGCGGAGGATACGGACGATGATGGATGGTTCGGCGGGGCGCGGCTCCCGGGTGTGCTGCGCGTGCAGTTCATCGGCTCTCATCGTCTGTCTCCTTCGCCTCGCGCAATGCGCGGTTGATCTCACGTTTGATGGATTGCAGACCGCCCTTGGTGACCCTCTGGATCGTGTGTCCGTCAAGGGTGACGGAGAAGAGGCACGGGTAGCCGGCCGACTCCACGTCCGGGGTGCGCGTGACCGTGAACTCGCGGCCGTCGTTTTCAGTGAGCCGTGCCATCACGCCACCGTCTTCGCTGTTAAGGAAATCATGAAGTTGACTTCGAGGAACAGAATCGCCAGAATCACAATCCAGTAGATGATGGGGTGCTCGTCCGAGAAATACCGGAGTAAGAACCCGACACCCGCAGGTACGATGAGAAACCCGATGGATAAAGCGAATAATGCCGCCGTGTGTGGTAGCGTTTCAATGAATTGTTCCATCACGCCACCTTCTTGCCAGCGAGCGCGGTGGCCAAGGTCTTGACCGGGTCTCCGCCCGATAACTGCTGTGCGGCCACGAACGCGGCGAGGCTCATGTCGTCGCCGTCGAGCCATTTGGCGATGGTCATGCGGTTGCGGTTGCTGGCGTCGGCGATGCTGGTTATCTTGGTCTTGGACAGCAGCACGCGGTTGCGGGTGTCATGGGTCGCCCGTTTTGCGACTTCAATTGCTGGTAGATTAGACATGTGCAACTTCTTTCGAAGAGGAGGGGAAAATGAACGCTGCGGAGTTTCTGTATGATTTCTTCGACAAGGAAAGTGTTTATGATGCCGACCAAGCCGGATACCGTTTCCCTGATCTGGTCGCCGCTCTCGATGAAATCGGGAAAGCGACTGACCAGTGGGAAAGGGAAGGACGACGCGTCAAAGGATTTCGCTCTTCTCTGCCTCGGTGGCGTAAATCCGTGACGATGGCGTTCACGGATACCGGCGAGATTCGTTGGGATGAGATCAGCGGCCCCGTTGGCACGTCCGATTTCATGTCCGACGCCGACAAGGACTTGTTGATGTACGCGGCTGAGCTGCTTGATTCATGCACGCTTCGGTTCACCGAAGAGCAACGGAACAATGTCAGGAATCTCGTCAGCGAGGCCAACACTGTCCTCAGAGGAATCGCGGACGGCATGCCCGATGGTCTGGCCTTGTACCTGTCACGGCTTCTGAGAGAAACAGAGACCGCATTGGACGAGTACGCCATCACGGGCGATTTCGTGCTTGACCGAGCAGTGAGCCGTTTGCGTGAGGCGTTGGACATTGCCATGGTGCAGACCCCCGAAGATAAGCAGTCGATGTGGGATAAAGTCAAGGATTTAGGTAAGCAGCTGGCTATCGGGTACATGATTGAGGCTCCGGCTCTTGCTCTGACCGCCGCCCAGATGTTTCCGCCCCAGATCGGCGGTTGACCTCGGTAAGGATGTTGTTGGATACCGTCACCTCGTATTTGTCGATGGCATCCTTGGTCAACGTGCCTTCACGGAGCATGCGGCGTATGTCCTTGCAGAAACCCATCACGAGGTTCATATACAAGTGCAGTTCCTTGGTCGAAAGCTGTCTGAAATCAGTTGAGGACATCTCAACCACCTCCAGTATGTAAGCTTGTGATTACTGAAAAGTAATGTTAGCTAACGCTTACAATTTAAGCAAGTGCGGCGTGTCTCCATGTGCTTACACGTATGTTTGAGCCATGGCAGCAAAGATTGAATGGACGGCAATGGATTACGCCGCAAAAGATGCCTTGGCGAAGATAATTGATGATTCCGCCTTGGCGTATAGAGTGATTGCCGAACGCATGGGTGGTGTGGTCAGCCATGTCCGAGTCGGATATATTCACAACGGCGAGAAGTCACCCGTTCGTCTTTCTGAATTTTTGGCGATCTGTGATGTGTGCAATGCCGACCCGGTGCAGACGTTGCGGGACATCATCGCCGAGGCCAGCCGCATCGAGGCGGAACGCGCCGCCGACGAGATGGCCGACCGCATCGCCGCCAACCCCGAACAGTTCGACGTAGCCGCGAACGACGACCCAAACAAGGAAAACGAAGCCACCACACCACGCGAATAGAGGCTTTATGGGATATGAGGATCTACTCGCCGAAGCGTTGAGACTCGGCGTCAAAGTCCGGGAACGAGAACTATCGCCCGGACGCTGCGGCTGCTATTACGCCCCCGGCCGTCTCATCATCATCGACGAGACGCTGCCCGACTTCGCCCGGCGTTGCACGCTCGTCCACGAGCTGGTGCACGCCAGACACCACGATCGAGGCTGCGGCACCACCTACGGTGCCAAGGCCGAGAGACGAGCCCGGCGTGAAACCGCGCTCCGACTCATCAACCCGACCGAATACGCAATCGCCGAACGCATGTACGAGGGAGACTCGTTCCTCATCGCCCAAGCGCTCGACGTGACCGTACAGGTCGTGGAGGATTACAAGGAAATGCTGCACGATAGTGTGGCCGTATAAGGAAGGAGAAAAAGTGGGATTGTTCAGCAGAAAGACGCCGGAGGAAAAAGCCCGAGAAAAGGCCGAGTTTCAAGCAAGATTACAGGAGCAGATGGCCGAAGCGAAGGCGAAGGCGGAAGCCGATCGTGCGCTCACTCCCCTCAACGAGCGGATTGCGGAGTTCACCAGCAAGGAAACGAAGGAAACGTATCAGCTGTACAGGCGTGCGATCATCTACAAAAAGGGGATGTTAACGACAGAGGTGCATCCACTGGACGGTGTGACCGTACATCTGGAGTCCGGCACTGAACTCGAAGCCCGCGTCACCGTCACCCGCATACTCCTCGCTGGGCCGTTCGCATGGGCGTTCAAAAAGAAAAAAGGCGGCGAGCGATACATCACCGTGGAGGGGCCGGATTTCGCGATGATAATGGAAGTGCCACGCAAGCAGATTAAAGATGCCATCAAATTCGTAGCGAAAGTCAAAGACGCTGCGGCGAAGGCATCGTGATTTTATGAAAAATCGCCCCACTGACGGTGCAACGTCAGCAGGGCGTGAAGAACCGCCAGACCACCAGAGAAATGGAAAGGAGGACGCTTCGCCTCTCATCCTACACTGGGCGAAGCATACCCGAAAATGCTATTTGGAATTACGACCGAACAGGAAACCCAACGCCGTCGTGGCAACCGTGGAGAACACTCCCATCGCAGTCGCCAGTCCCTCCGAGTCACCTGCCTTGGAACGGACGTAAGCGAGTACGCAAACCGCAATCAAGCTGACGACCACGATAACCAGGGCAGCAATGTTCTTGAAGTTTTCCACCCACCAGTTATGTTGCTTCTCTGGATCTATGTCTCCGACGGACAGTCCGGTTGGTTCAGAGGCCGAACCTTCCACGCCACCCACGATATCGTCCGGTTCGGTTTCATCGTTCCGGGCCGCATCGTCCACTGGTGGAATGTTTCTGAATGTCATAGAGCCAACCCCAAACGCTCGAGAACAGTGAAGTCGTTTGCCATCGACACATCGTCTATGTACGCGTTGCCGTTGACCCATGCGTCATACCATGCCGAGCCTTCGACTTTGACGAATCTGGAAAGGTCGGCCGCACTGTATCTCGACAGATTATCCCACACGAGGTTCAACGATCTGCGGAAGTCGTCTCCCGGACGATCCTGGACAATTCGGGTGCGACCATCAGGCCCCGACAGATACGAGGTGATGGGTCTGCCGTTCAACCCCTTCAGTCGTTGGTGCAGGCTGACGATAACCGGCCCGCTTCCCCACGCCTGGAACGGTTCGGACAACAATCGCAATCCTGACTGCCGCATGTACGTGCAGGCGGTGAAATACAGGAGCCGTTGCAGCTTCATCAGATTCACCGGCACGCCGTCATCAAACGAACGACGCAGCACGTTGTTCGCCACGATTGACGGATTGGTGCCGACGCCTTCAACCCGAGTCATATCGTCGCCGCTCCACGCCTTGAACGTCATCCCGCTATCCGTTGCTGTCATATCTAACAGGATACTCGCCTCACGGGAGGTGATCTGAATGGCGAACGTCACCAGATACAAGACCAGCAAAGGCGAAGCGCGTTATCGCGTCCGCTACCGCAAGCCGGACGGCACGCAGACCGACAAAAGGGGATTCAGACGCAAAAGCGATGCCGTCAATTGGGCGGCTAAGAGCGTGACCACAGCAAAGGCCGAGGGCACGTACATCGATCCTCAGTCAGGCAAAGCCACGGTGGGGGAGCTGGCTCCTGCATGGCTGGCCAAGAAAAAGCTCGCCGTTAAGGTGAGTTATTATCGGACTCTGGAGAATGCCTGGCGCACGTGGGTGGAACCGGAATGGGCCGGTGTCCCAGTGTCAGGCATCGCCCGCGAGGATGTGCAGCGGTGGATCGTCGGCATCGGGGCCAAGGGCAGAAGCGCCAGCGTGACATTGCGCGCCCACGGCATCCTCGCCGGCATCCTCGATGACGCGGTGGACGACCGGCGCATCCCCTCGAACCCCGCGCGGCGGATAGAGCTTCCCCGCAAGCGGCGCAAGCGCCATGTCTACCTGACCGCACGCCAGCTCGCCGACCTCGCCGGCCACGCCAAATGGCGTCGCGACATCATCCTAACGCTCGGCCTGTGCGGCATGAGATGGGGCGAGCTCGTCTCCCTGCGCGTGCGCGACGTGGACCTCGACTCGAGACGCATATATATAGGGGTGAGCGCCCCGATGGTGGGCGGCGAGATCATCCCAGACGACACCAAGACCTACACGGAGCGCACCATCATGTACCCGGCCGCGCTCGACGGCATCATGCATGCCCGCTGCGACGGCCGCAGACCCGACGACCTGCTCTTCGAGGCTCCCGGCAAGCCCGGCCGCATGATCCGCGAATACGGCAACGCCAGCAGCGGCGACGG